CGCACTATCCTCCGCCGCATGATCGACGCCGGGCGCTGCACCGTCGAAGATCTCGACAAAGCGCCGCCAGGGCATATCAACCCCCAGGCGTACCGAAACCTAATGCGGGACATCGCACCTCAACCCAGGGTCGAAGTAGTTAGCCCGCGTGACCTACCAACAAAAACCCCCGAAGAACCGCTGCCCTTCTGAGATGAGCAAGATCGAAGTCAGGGTCTATCTGACCCCCGAGGAGCGCGATCACATCGACGCCCAGGCGCAGGCGCTGAACCTCAACCGCTCCCAGCTGATGCGTCTGCGGGCTCTAGGAGACCCTGCACCGGGCGTCAAGCCCTCTGCGCCGCCCATCAGCCTGCGGCAGTACCAGAACGCCGTCCTAGCCGCTCTGAGGGCTTCTAACGGCTCCTGCTCGCGCCCAATCGTCGAGGCGATCACCGCCGCTGTCCTTTGTTCCGTCCATGAACCACCTAACAAACAGCCAAGCCCAAACCCTTCTCAAACTGTGGGATGACTACTACCTAGCTCTGTACCAAAAGATCAATGACCCAGAGCCCCCGCGAGCGCCTGAACAACTTGGTCGAGTCAGCCGCTACCTCCGTCCAGCCGACCTTAGAAACGCTCGATGACGGCTGCGTCAAGGTCTGCATCGGCAACCACTGCGGCACCGTTTCGTCACATCACCTTGTCGAACCGAAGATCAATCAGCTAAAACAACACCATCACAAATGACGACGATGGTTGTTGCTCCAGAGTTCATTGATCAAACGCCAATCGATGAACTTGTCCCATACGAGAACAACCCGCGCACTCACTCGGCTATTCAGCTAGAGCGCCTGGTCAACTCTCTCAAGGAGTTTGGCTTCACCAACCCAATCCTGATCGACGAAGACAACAACGTCATCGCCGGTCACGGTCGCCTCCAGGCGGCAATCATCGCTGGGCTTAAAACTGTCCCCACCATCACCCTCGGGCATCTCACACCTGAGCAGCGTCGCGCCTACGTCATTGCTGATAACCAGCTAGCCCTTAACAGCGGCTGGGACGATGACCTCCTGCAAGCTGAACTTAAGGCACTGGGCGATGCAGGCTTTGACCTCACCCTCCTTGGCTGGGGTGAAAACCTTCCCACCTTTGGCGAAGACATCGACCTCTCCGCACTCGATGACTTCGACAACGATGACCCGACCACTGAACTCGCTGATGGCGTCATGAAAGCCATCCAAATTGAGTTCCGCCCTGAGGATTACGACGAAGCAAAAGCTCTCGTCGATGCCGCTCGCAAACGTGGCGATTACGTCGGCATGAAACTCATCGAAGCCCTCGCCTGATGCACGTCTGCATCCCAAGCAAGGGCAGACCCACGACCACTGCCTACAAACTTCTGCAGGCAGCCAGCATCCCGTTCACGACTTTCGTTGAACCTCAAGATGCCGCTGCTTACAAAGCTGCTGCCATACCAAATCTTCAGGTGCTGCCCGCCAACGACCAGGGCATCGCCTACGTCCGCAACTACATCCTTGATTGGGCGCGCCAAACCAGCAACGACTGGATCTGGATGATGGACGACGATGTCTCAGGTTTTGGTACTGCCAAGGCTGGCAAAACCATCAAGGGTGATGCCACCGTCCTCCAGCAGGTCCACCAGCGCGTCGCACCACACCGCTTCCCTGTCAACGGCATCAACTATTGCCAGTACGCCTGGTCCTACTCAACCAAGCCCAAGCGCTTTACCGTCAACAAACGCCCAGCCGAGGTCTGCACCCTCCTCTACGTCCCCAAAATCACCTGGCAGTACAGGGCACGACTCAACCTCAAAGAAGACCGTGACTTCTGTATGCAGGCAGTGCAAAATTCCGACGGCATCATCATTGACCTTTTCAGTTGGTTTAACTGCCCTGGCGTAGGCACCAATGCAGGCGGACTCCAAACTCTCTACCGCCAACAGCGTGACCATGAAGCCGCCGCCAAACTCGCCGCTGAATGGGCACCGTTCACAAAACTGGTAAAGAAAAAAGATCGCGTTGACTGCAAACTCGACATCGCAGGTTTCGCAAAATCACTCGGGCGTCAAGTCAAATGAATCTTCCAACCGTCACCCTCACACCCGTCGCACATCAACGCAAAATTGGCGACACCTGCCCTGACCTGAAACCCAATATCACTGAGTCCTGCATCCTTGCTGACCCCGACGGCACAGCCGTAGGACTCTTCCTCCGCGAACTCCCCGACCAGCTTCAAAAGCTGGTCAACATCGCAGATCACGAAGTCAACTCAGACCGTGTCCCCAAAACGGTCATGGACCGCAAGCGCCCTCTACCGCCCGGTCCTGATGGCAAGCGCCGTTACCTGGTCGTTTCCCAATATTCAGCAATCCTCGGCAGCGTCCCGCCTAAACCCCACATGCGCCGTGCTTACGGCTCTCGCTCATCCGTTCACTCTCACAAAACTGCCAACACCTTTGTCAAGGCAATGCACGCTGCAGGCATCACCGCCTATCAGCTAATCCAAGACCTTGCTCCGCAAGTCTGTACCGTTCACTCCAAGGCTGTACAAGCTCGCGTACCAGAAAAGTGGCGCTTCGCTAAAAACTTCTCCTCCACCATCTCCAACTGCAACATCGCTGCACCCATACACCAAGACAATGCCAACGTCAAAGGCGCTATCAATATCATCATCACCAAACGCCGCAACAGCACTGGCGGCAACCTTTACGTCCCTGATTACAACGCCACCTTTGACCAAATCGACGGCTCCATGCTCGTCTACCCCGCCTGGCGAAACATGCACGGCGTCACACCCATCAACCCCACACACCCTGGCGGTTACCGAAACTCTCATGTCTGGTACGCACTAGACTCCTTCGCCAACCTGTAATCCACTTATAAACTGCGTTTATGGCAGGGAAAACGCGCTGCACCGCTGCTGAAAAGCAGTTCCGCACCATGCGCTTCGCTCGCATGATCGCTAACGGTGCAACACGCTCAGATCTGCTGCAATACGGCGCTCAAGAATGGGGGCTCAGCTCACGCATGGTCGATGAGTACCGTGCCTGTGCAATGAAGGAGCTGGAAGAAGACTGGAACCTTGACCGCCAGGCTTACGCAGCAGTTCTCTTATCGCAGCTCAACATCGTCCACAAAAAGTCCATGGAAGGTGGCAATTTGGCTGTCACCCTTGGCTGCATTAACACCGCCGCCAAAATCGCCAAGCTCTTTGACTGATGGGCTTCCTCAGCACCCTCCCACGCGGTTCTGTGCTGTCACCTGTAGTTGAGTCCACAGAAGAAGCACAACGCGCAATCGCTAGCCTTGGCACCAGTCTCTACGACAGCCTTACTGAACCGCAGCGCGAAGTCTTTGCCGCTCCAGAGCGCTTCAAAATGCTTTGCTCCGGGCGGCGCTTTGGCAAGACTTACCTTTCAATAGCTCAGCTCATCAGCTGGGCAATAGCCAAGCCAAACAGCCTCAACTGGTATGTGACTGCTAGTTACCGCATGGCTAAGCAGATTGCCTGGCGTCAGCTCAAGCTGATGGTGCCGCCTGAAATCTGCGTCAAGCGAAATGAGTCAGACCTCAGCGTTGAATTGAGCAACGGCAGCATCATCGCCTTGAAGGGCGCAGAAAACCCCGACACCTTGCGTGGTGTCAGTCTGTCAACGCTCATCGTCGATGAGGCGGCGTACGTCAAGCAAGACGCTTGGGAAATGGTGCTACGCCCAGCACTCTCAGACCAGGGCGGTCCCGCTTGGTTCATCACCACCCCAGCCGGTCTCAACTGGTTCCATGACCTTTGGGAACAAGCCCAAGAGCAAGAAGACTGGCGCACTTTCTCTTACACAACAATCCAAGGCGGCAACGTCCCCGAAGAGGAAGTCGAAGCAGCACGCCGCACTCTTGATGAGCGCACCTTCCGTCAGGAGTACCTAGCCAGCTTCGAGACTCTCGCCGGACGCGTCTACCCTGACTTCAGCGATGACAACATCTCCGAAGATGTCAAAGACACCGGCGGAGAAATCTATTGGGGCACTGACTTTAACGTTGGCATCATGGCTGGCGTTCTGGCTTCTCGTGTCGGTGATACTGTGCACATCTGGGATGAACTCGCTGTAAAGCAGTCCAATACCGATGAGGTTTGCCAACTCCTTAAGGAACGATTCCCAGACCGGCGAATTGTTGCTTATCCAGATCCAACAGGGAGCGCCCGCAAGACATCTTCGGCGGGTCGCACCGACCACGACATCATCCGCCGCTACGGCTTCCAGTGCATCAGCCCCCGAGCACCCTGGGCAGTAAAAGACAAGATCAACTCAACCAACTGGATGATCCGCACTGCCGATGGTCAGATGCGTCTGTTTATCCATCCGCGCTGTAAGCACACGATCAAGGCGCTTAAGAATGTCTGCTTCAAAGAAGGCGCGACTGATTACGTCATCGACAAGTCAGCCAACATCGAGCACTGGACAGACGGTCTCGGCTACCTAATCCTTGGTGCCTTCAACCCGATGTATATGCAGTCTGGTAAAGGAACTGGCATCAGGGTCTACTAGCCTTGCTAACTACAATGCAGCAAAGCTGAGAGAACAGAGACGTGTACAGCGGCTTCCAGCACTACGACC